TCCAACACAACCACCGGCACCCATTGAAGGATTCAAATGGGTGTGGGATGGGACAAGTTGGCAGCCTGTAGCGGACACCTCAGCCCAAGAGCGGGAAGAGCAACGTGAATCGGCACGAGCCATTGTCACAAACCTTCTCACGGAATACGGGCTGGAAACACTTACAGATTTCGTAACCAACCTGATCACCACCGAAGACATCGTGTCCGGCGACGTGATCCTCGGCAAGATCCGACAGACCGAACAGTACAAAGCCCGCTTCGCAGGCAACGCCGCCCGCCGTGCTGCTGGTTTCAACGTTATGTCCGAAGCACAGTACATCGCTATGGAAAACCAGTACCGTCAGATCATGCGAGCCTCGGGTCTCCCCGGAGGTTTCTATGATGCACCTGACGATTTCACGACATTGATCGGCGGCGACGTGTCAGCAGCCGAACTGTCATCCCGCATCAACGAAGGATACCTTGCTGTCCAACAGGCAAACCCGCAGGTAGTGGCCGAATTGAAGCGTCTATACCCGGTCGGTGACGGCGAACTTGCCGCCTATTTCCTCGACCCAGAAAAGGCGACACCGATCCTGTTGCGTCAAGCCCGATCAGCACAGATCGCCGCCGAAGCCACCCTGCAAGCCCAACAGCAACTCTCTGCCGCTACCGCCGAAGAACTCGCCGTCGCTGGCATCACCCAAGAACAAGCACGCGCCGGATTCCAAACGATCGCCGGAGCCGAAGAACTATTCGTAGCCCTGCCCGGCACCACCGAAGAAGCGATCAGCCAACAGGAACAGATCTCCGGGGTGTTCGGAACATCAGCCGCCGCACAGCAACGCATCCGTCAACGCTCACGCGAACGGCAAGCTGCGTTTGAAGCAGGCGGAAGGTTCGCCGGTCAAGGCACCACCGTCACCGGTCTTCAGTAACCCTTTACAGGCAACAGTTTTCCTGTATACTCGTACCGATGCCAATAGGCAGGAACCCCCACAAGGGGAGTAAGCAGCGACCGGCCTTGCCTCCGAGGTTGGTTTGGGCAAAGGAGTGTACATATGGACGACAGCATCGACTTCGATGAAACTCAGGACTCCGGACGGAACCCGCTTCGCGAGCGGATGAAGCAACTGGAAGCCGAGAACGCAACCTTGCGGGAGCAGGCGGCGTCAGCGTCCGAAGCAGCCCGAAAGTTGGCTTTCGTGGAAGCAGGGGTAGACCCCAGCCTCCCGGTCGCCAAATACTTTATGAAGGGCTACGACGGCGAACTGACACCCGACGCAATCCGTCAGGCAGCAATCGAAGCGCAGATCATCTCAGATCGACAGGCCGCCCAAGTTCAGCAGGAAGCAGCAGCGTGGCAACAGACCACACAAGCCGCAGCCGGGAACACCACAGGCGAAGCCCCCGTCGATATTGTGACCCGCATTTCTAATGCGAAGTCGCAGCAAGAGGTGGAGATGTTGTTGGCCGAAGCACGTCAAGCCCAAGCCTCCCTCTAACCGCTTCGGTTGGGGGGAACAACCTCACTTGAAGGAGTGAACCCCAATGGCAAACGAAACCACCACCTCATCGGTGTCGGTTGATCAGGTCGCATTTGACCGGATTGCGTACTTCGCTCTCCGCTCGGAACTCCTGTTCGATCAGGCTGCCGATGTTCAGCCCACCGCTCAGTCGATGCCCGGAACGGGCGTGACCTTCACGATCTTCAACGATCTGTCGGCTGCGACTAGCACCCTCAACGAAGTCACCGACGTTCCCCCTGCCGCCATGAGCGACAGCCAGGTCACGGTGACCCTCAACGAATACGGCAACGCCGTCATCACCACCGCCAAGTTGCGTGGCACCGCCTACCTCGACGTGGACGCTGTTGCGGCCAACGTGGTCGGCTACAACGCTGGTGACTCCATCGACCAGATCGTCCGTGACGTTCTTGCCGGTGGCTCCAACGTCGTGTACGCAGGCGGCGGATCAACCACCCCGTCCAGCCGTGCAACGGTCGAGGCTGAGGACATCATCGAAGCGAACGACGTTCGCAAGGTGACCGCCCAGTTGCGTAAGGCGAACGCCGCCACGTTCAACGGCCTGTACATGGGCTTCATCCACCCGGACGTGTCCTACGATCTCCGCAAGGAGACAGGCGCAGCCTCGTGGCGTGACCCGCACGTGTACCAGGACACCGCTGGCATCTACAACGGTGAAATCGGAGCCTTTGAAGGTGTCCGTTTCATCGAGACGCCCCGCGCCAAGATCTTTGAGGATGCTGGCGACGGAGACACGGTGGACGTGTACTGCACGCACATCATGGGCCGTCAGGCTCTCGCCAAGGCACACTCGGCCAGCGATGGCAATGGCTCGGTTCCGCGCATCGTGCGTGGCCCGGTCGTGGACACTCTCGCCCGTCTCCAGCCGATCGGCTGGTACTGGTTGGGTGGCTACGGACGGTTCCGTGAGGCCAGCCTCCGTCGTATCGAGTCGTCGTCTTCGCTCGGCGCGAATACCTGATCCAGTTAGTTCGCAGGTCGGGGCGTGCCTTTATGGTGCGTCCCGGCCTGTTCTCACATAAGGGAGCATTATGAGCATTTCTAACTATGCCGAACTGGAAATTCTGGATCATCTGACTGGCACCGCTTCGTGGACTGCACCTTCGTCGGTGTATCTGAAGTTGCACACCGGAGATCCCGGTGAGGACTGCACGTCTAACGCTGCGACCGAGGACACTCGTAAGGTTGTCACGTTTTCGGCGGCTGCTTCCGGCTCGATTGCGTCGTCTGCGACGGTTGAATGGACGAATGTTTCTACTACGGAGACATACAGCCATTGGTCGTTGTGGGATGCTTCGACTGGCGGTAACGCTTTGTGGTCGGGGGCGTTGTCGTCTTCGGCTGCTGTGACTGCTGGCGACACCTTCCAGATCACTAACCTGACACTCAGCCTCGACTGATAGGGGCTGCTGGTGTCTGATCCTCGTTTGGATCAACTGACGGACTTCACGTTCGCCTATACGGGCGGGCCGAGGTTCTATGCAGGCTTTGAGACTCTAGTTCGGACTGCTTCGGCGTCCGGGCTAGGGTCTGAGTCTGCTGTCGGGGATTTCACTCGGGCGCGTACCGCCACCGGTTCTGCTGTTGGTTCGGGTACTGCAACCGCCATTGAGATCCTGCCTCGTACTGCGACCGGTTCGGGTACGGGTACGACTGGTGGGGCGACTAGCGAACTGTTGATCGCCAAGCGAACGGCGACGGGTGCTGGTACTGGCACCGAATCGGTGTTGTCTGGTTTGGCGTTGAAGAAGGGTGCGTCTGGTTCGGCGGCTGGCACATCGTCGGCTGTCCGTCTCGTATTGAACCTGCGTACAGCCACCGGATCTGGTGTTGGCACATCGTCCGTGACCGAAATAATGGTCGCCAAACGTACCGCCACCGGCTCCGGCACAGGTTCGTCCACCGCCACAGCAATCGAGGAACTGCCCCGTACTGCTACCGGTTCCGGCACAGGATCTACCGGTGGGTCGGTCACCTGGAACAAACTGTTTATCTTCCGGCCTCCGGTCAACGACTCGTTCGCCTGGAACGACAGGTTGCGTCCGGTGTCCGGCGATTTCCTGCTTCGCAAACTTGTCCCTGGTACCCGAGCCAAGAACGTCTACAAACTTACGGACGGCTCGTACACCACGAACCAGCCTGCCGAAGTTGAGGACTATCTGCTGGTGCATTTGGGGGCGCACAACAATTTTGTGTCGGCGGCTGAGAAGGCTGATTTGGTGGCGGCTGGTTATGGCGATTACGTCACCTGATCGTTTGGCTAGGATTCTTCATATGGTGAAACATCAAGAAACCCACCCCAACCTGGATGTTGACGGCTGTTTCGGCTGCAAGATTGCTGGCGTGTCGATCTCGTCGGCGGCTATGCCTGGCCGGAAGTCTGCGTCTCATCAGATCAACGAGACGGAGAAGCGTTGGCATAAAGATATGGATGCCTACAAGCGGCTACGTCAGGATGGTTTGCAGCCAAAGAAGATTGATGGGTCGCATCGGGTTGAGGCGAAGGCGGAAACCAGGTTCCAGGTGGAGTCTGGCTTTGTGCCGAAGTGAGTGAGGTACACTAGAGACATGGCTCAGTATCAGGGACGTAACGTCAGTCTGAACTCTCCCCGTCGTATCGGTCGGGGTGAGCCTGGGTTTGGCCGCAAGAAGTCTGTGGTGTATGTGCAGACGGATAACGGCACGGTGAGGCGAGTCATGTTCGGTGATCCGAATATGGAGATCCGTAAGGATAATCCTGGGGCGCGCAAGAACTTTCGTGCGCGACATAACTGTGATAATCCTGGCCCGAAGACGAAGGCCCGCTACTGGTCGTGTAAGGCGTGGTGATCTGATGACTGGCATGAAGAAGACCATGAAGGAATATGAGGCGGGTACTTTGAGGTCGGGTTCCGGCAAGAGGGTCACTTCCCGTCAACAGGCTATTGCGATTGGAATGTCGCAGGAACGAAAGCGAGCAAAGAAGCGATGATGTACGGCGGCGAATATATGAAAAAGGACAAGCACTCCAAGAAGCATGAGATGTCCGAGGATGAAGGCGAGAAGTACCGTGAATACGGTTGCGCTGGCCCGTCCACGACACTCGCTCAGATTCTTGCTACCGCTAAGAAGAAGTGACTACAGCAGGAAACCTCGTTGACCGCACCGCACAGAACCTCCTGGCGGGAACGGTGGAAGAACGCAACAAGATTGCGTCCTCTATCAACGACTCTACAACCTCGATTGTCTGCACCTATCCGCTTGGTTCGCTGCGGGAACACACCGTATTCCAACTTGGCACAGAACTGATTTACGTTTGGGAATCAAACACGTCAACAAAAACCTTGACGGTCGAACGTGGATTCGGCGGAACAACAGCCGCCGCTCACGATTCGGGCGCAATCGCAATCGTCAGTCCGAAGTTTCCTCGCTGGCAGATCCTTCAAGCATTGAACGACGAACTAGCCGACCTGTCATCCCCGATGAACGGCCTGTTCCAAATGAAGACGGTGGACATCTCCTATAACGGTTCTGACCGTATGGTGAACCTGACTGGCATCACCAGCATGATCGACGTGTATGACGTGCGTTGGCGGTACCTGTCAGACGACTATCCGGTGGTTCGCCGCTACCGGT